GCGATCCTTCGCAACGTGGGTAGGCCGAAAGATATTAGCCGTGCTAGCGATGGCTTGCGTGCTAGAGTCGGTAGGGAGCTCAAACTCTTTGGCGTTCCTATTACCGAATTCCAACCACAACCTATCAAGCTATGCGCGCGTGAAAGCTTTGCGGTGTGTTTCAATTGTCCAATCGATGAGCAACTGGTCTTGGAAGCTCATTTTGATCAATGGCACTTCGAAACTAGTTCAACCTTCTACTGGGGTTCGGAATGGGAAGTCTACCGGTGGCTTCCCAACCAATCCTGGGTTGAATCTACCCACCTCCGGCAAAATGCCGAAGAATAACACAAACAAACAGCCCAAGCGCTCGCCTGCCAAGCGAGTGCTCCGCTCGGTCGCGAAAGCGGCCACCACACTATTAGATCCAGAGCACGAGAACACTTTGATCGGTCTCATTGACCCATTTTCAGACGAGTCCTCCAGAGCCAAGTATCCTGATGCTGGTGCTGGATCGACCCTTTGTCAGAAGTCCCTTGCCACGTTCACCGGAGCCACCAATCCCGCAGGTGCCTATGCATTCTCCCTTGACGCCAACTTCTCCTTTCCCGTCACGTTCGCAACTACAATTGTCGGCACTGTCGCCACTTGGAACGCAACGAAGTTCGGTGACTGGTCAACAACGTTGTTGGCGACTAACGCAGTTATTGCTAGACCTACTTCTATTGGTGTCCGGATTGTTAACACTCTCAGCGCCACAGACTCCGCAGGTTATCTCGTGATAGCCAAAGGAGGTCCTGCCATCCTGGGAGGGACAACCACTTTTGACCCCCTGAACTTTGTCACTTACGACGTCTATCCCTACACGCACGGGGGTGAGTGGACAGTCACATTGAAACCAACCTCCAGTTGGGCCTACACAATGCTTTCTCCTTCCACTTACACCACGAACACTTCGCCACCCCTCTCAGGGTGGGAGGTTTGCTACATAGGATTGTTCGGAAGTAAGGCGTCGAGCACCCCGATGCTCGTCGAGATCGTATCAAACTTTGAATATGCGCCGAAGGAGGACTCCGCGATCGCCTCGCTCGCCTCCCCACAGCCCGTACTCAACATCCCTATGCAAACTGCCGTTAACCAGGTCATGTCGGATCATTCCGGACATCATGTCGGAGGAGTATCCGGACATAAAGCCAAAGTGAAGCAGCTAGCTAAGAAGGCGTTGGTCAAGCATGTTCTACCGTTCGCGGTGCGTAAGGCGAAGCAAGCTCTGTTCTGATAGTACTGTCACCCATCACACACGAGGGGGGTCGCGTCCTACCGCGTCTGGACGGCATCCCGCTGGTATCGTACTACTAGCAGCCTAGTGCTGCGTGCGGACCACTAATCTAGCGTAGTGTGTACCATGGCGACAAGATTTGACCGAGCAAACCGTAGTGAACGGGGGAGAGCGTACCATGTCCGATAGGAGGAGCCCAGGGAGGCTGCGAATTCGCTTGCGAGTGAAGGGCAGAAGAACTGGTGTCTAAACGAATTGAGGCGGGTTCAACAAACGCAACCACTAGTAGCGAAGGGGCGCTTGAGATTTGACGGGCAGTTGTTATGGGATACTGATCCTACGAGCCAATCCGATACTTTTCTCGCATGGAGGCCTGGCCTTAATGGGGTTATACCCACCACACAGATCTGCATGACGGTTGGTACGCTCAGCTCTGGCAGGAGTCGGAGGTCTTGATTCCACCCAAACCGCATCTAACTCGACAGAGTGCCAAAAATATCGTAAGAGGGGCCGGCACTCACCCAACTTGCAACCTTAGGGAGTAATCCCAG